GCCACCAGTATCTCCAGCGTTAAAGGATTCTAACACTCCATCAATATATAAGAAACTTCCAACACCGTTTCCTCCATACACAAGAGCGACGTTATGCCATCTTCCATCATCACATAATGTAGTCGAAACCAAATCAGTAGTAACACCATTAGTTCCTATTCTACCTTGAATCTTCCCGTCAGACCTAACTTTTAGATAAGTGTATGGGTCGTGTATTTTTAAGAAATATTGTTCATTTGTATCTTCAGTTCTAACCCAAGCTTCTATAGTTGCAGTAGCGCCAAAAGATTGACCTGATGCGTATAAAATATAATCTGTAGGTGCACTAGTAGGGTCATTATCAAACACTCCCTGAGCAGTACCAATAAGTCCACCAGTCTGACTAATTTGAGTTCCACTAATGTAAAAGTTTTGTCCAGCTTGGTCGAATACTGAATCACTAGATTTATCATCAGAAATAGCAAAATTATGAACACGGAAATTAATTGAACCACCAGTTGCACCATCAGCGCCTATTTGGAAATCAGTATCTCCTGTAGTTCCTACTATAAAATCAGAACCTAAATTAATACTACCGTCAGTTTTAGCGCGGTATCTATTATTATACATTTGTTTTCCTAGATAAATAGAAGGTCCCCACCAAGTATCATTGTGTGCAGTTTGGTGTTGATATATTATTTTAGTGTTAGTGTTATGAGTCCAACTATCATTACTTGGTTTAGGAAACTTGTTAACATACAATGCAGCATCTTTTACAATTGCAGCACCAGACATATAGACTGGTATCTTTATATGAACCGAAGCTCCACTAACATCAAGAGTTTGTCTAGTATCATTACCAGCACTATCTCTAAGTGGGAACTTTACTTCAGCTCCACCACCAGTTTTGTCTCCCCACACAGTGTTGCCATTTATTTTAAATGTAGAAGTGTTTTCGAAAGCGTCATTACCAGTTTTCATACTACCAAACATATGTACACCACTAACTTGTATACTACGGTAAGGCGCTAGCGTACAACCATAATCAGAATGCGTACCACTCAAAATTGCGGGGTAATTCTCACTGGCAGATTTAATCATTGAACCGTTATTATTATTTGTCATCGCTTGAATATATGCAGAACCACTAATGTATCCAACTGAACCTGTTGTTCCTAAAGTTAATATACCACCTGAACTTAATCCAGAGTGAGCATAAGCTCTCATATTTGAAACTAAGTTAATTGAATGTTCTACAATCCAACATCCACCGTGCCAAGCAGGTTTAGTTCCACTAACCTTAACTTTATAGTAAACGTTTGGTTCTTTAGATGGTAAATTAGCAGGATACCAATTGTTATTATCTGCACTGTTTAAAAGTAAAGTACCACTGTTATGAATGTATGTTCCAGTAACTCTAAATCTAGGTTCTCCACCTGTATCACTTAAAGCTCTCAACATCAGTTCACCTCGTGGTGCACTAATTGAAGTACCTGATACAATATCTAATTTATTAGTACCTCCACCGTTTGGTGTTACAAAATCAAATCGTGGGTTAACCCAAGCTGCGTTTGTAAGTGTACCATTGTTACCACCAATACCACTGTCTACTGCAACTCCAGTACCTTCATCTAACTTCCACCATCCAACTGGGCTACCAACCCATTGTCCCTGATAAAGAAGTGTTACTTGTGCATCTGTCAGTTGAGTATCATAAACTGCAATGTTATGCATTCTACCTTGGAATGTATCTGCGCCAGCACCATCTGCTCCAATTTGAAAAGAGGAAGAACTGTAATCAGGACTACCTGTAGGGGTGTTGGTCGTTTGTAAATCACCGTTAATGTATAACTTTAATGAACCACTCTTATATGACCCAACAATGTGAACCCATTGATTTTTAAAATCAGTGATGTCAAAATTTACACTTGAAGTTGCCCTATAAAAATTTAAAGTATTATTATAATGATATAATCTCCAACCTTTAGTGCCACCATCACTATAAGCAGCTAAGTAATCTGAACCTGAACCACCACTATCAATATAAAACCAACCAGATATTGTAAAATCATTATTTTCTAAATCAGCTTTATCTCCAACATTTATATAATCACCTGTGCCATCAAAATTAACATAAGTAGAACTTTTTAGATTCAAAGTACCGCCACTAACGTGTATTGTATTTCCACTGACACTACCTGAACCTACTTGGTAAAGATGGTATTTAGATTTATCTTGTACAGTGTTAGTTAAAGTTAAGTCACTGTCTGTAGCACTACCATCATCGTTTGTAGCACCGTCATCACAGGTCCACCAGTGAATTGGAGTACCGTGTGGTAACTCGCCCTTCATAATTTGACCGAGTTGAGCAGTAGAACTTGATACATTGTAAACCTGAACATCACGTATGTATCCGGGGAAATACCTTCCATCTGAAAAAGCAGCCCTTCCTAAATGAGGACGTGCAATAGCATAACTGTGTGTGCCAGCAGATGCATAAGTATCATCTGAATATTGTACACCATCAACGTGTAAACTTACATTATTACCGTCAGTCACTATAGCAAAGTGTTGCCAAGTTCCGCTAGTTAATACACCAGCAGAACCGCCTGTGTCTTTTGCAGCTACACCTCCTCCAGCAGAATCAACATACCCATATCTAAATGAGGTACCGTGACTGCCGTGGTTTCTAGTTTGCATTAAAATCTTTCTAGTTTCAGAACTAGAATCAGAAAAAAGTACCTTTTCGCCTTGGTTAGTTTGTGACCCTGTATAGTAAACCCACATAGCTATAGTAGCTGTAGTTCCTGTAACTGTTGACATAGTGGTAGAACCACTAGCGTAAGCGTTAGTGCCATTCAACTGCATAGCAGAAGGCATATTCTGTACTAAAGAACCACTACTTAATGAACCTATGAGGTTACCACCGTATCCTACAAATTGAATATCTGCCATACTAACTTATAATCTTTCCTCCTTTATTTATCACATTACCGTATACCTTTACATAACGTTCATCACCAGTACTTCTATCTTCAACGTCTAATGTGGCACCTGCACTACCAAGTGTTAAGTTTCCTGATACTACATAACTTATGTTTAAACTACCATCTTGTAAATACCAGTTTGTAACCTTTCCACTTTTAATATCGAAATTGCGACCTATATACCATATGTCTGTAGAACCTGCACCCTGTGGTGTCATATAATTGTTAGGAACTCCGTTAAATGTAAAATCTCTGATAACTGATATATCTCTGTTAGGAGCGCAGTTACCTCCAGATATAATTAAATTGTAAAATGCGTTACCTCCAGTAAAACCAGCAGCTGCCTCGTGTTCTATACCTTCACCCCAAGTAACACCAGACACCATCATTGTTCCACTATTATGATGCATCTGCCCACCATCGAACATATAGAAAGTAGCATTGTTAAACTCATCTCCACCATTGTTTTTAACTACAGAACCACTATAATCTTGAGTACCAGCTTTTTGTGCTAATGATTTAGTGTTCGAAGTGAGTGGCCAATATAATTTACCACTTGGTCCAATAATCATAGAACCAAATTCAAATTGAGCCCACGCACCATCACGCGTCCAACTACTTGTCGTAGCCTGTGAAGTTAACATAGTTTGATAGTTAGCTGCACCGTAGTTTCTTAAATCTAACGTACCAGATATAAAAGTTTGAACACCTCGTTCTGCAAAAAATCCACCAGCGTAAGGTTCAACAGCTGTTGAACCGCCTCTAAGTTCTAGATGTGAACCAGCCGCTATTTTCATCTCATTATGTATATGGAAAGGCCCCCCGGTAAATGTACCGTTACTTGTTTGTAATCCGTTACTACCAGAAATGTGAGCATTATACCAATGGAACCTCCTACCATATCCTGTTTGAGCAGCACCACTTGCTGGATTACCAGCAATAGTCACATTCTTATAATCATTTTGATTTATTGTTACAATAGAAGCAGAATATCCATTCTGCCACAACAACGTACCACTGCCGTGATAGAACCCAACAGGTATAGTGTTAAATGTAAAGGTATTACCGTAGTTACCTAAGTATGTACCTATATTTACATACATACTTGAATAACTGTTATACCCTTTAGAGTTAAATGTAGTTGTTCCACTACTAAACTGAAGGTAAGGGTAACCAGTGCTTCCACTTGCATCGCCATAATTAGCCTTTAATGAACCTATTATAAGATTTGAATCTCCACCCCAAATAGATGCACACCCATATAGATATACAGATTGGAAAGAACCTTCATTACTTCCGTCAGTCTTTTTGTCATATATACCAGCATTTCCTTTAGCTGGATATGCTCCCAAACTAACTGTTCCTCCTTGACAATCTAAAATAGCTCTACTATATCTATAGTAATCTCGGTCAAAATTCATAGCTGAAGGTTGATTACCACCTAACCAAGCGTTTTTCATTGAGTTGTCACGAGCGTCCATCCAAGTCATACCACTGACTACAAGGTTTCTATTAGTAGTCTCATATTTTAATAAGAATCTACCTTTGTATAAATATAAATAATGTTCTATTGTTAAATCACTACGAGGTCTTACTGTATGTTGAGCATAGGTAGGACTAGCTCGAGCATCCCAAGGTATATCAATTACCAAGTCCCAAGGACCTGAATCTTGAGTTGTATCTGCCCATTGAATATACATATTAGTATCCCAACCAGATACACTATCTCCTTCTGCATCATCTGGTGCTTTAATATAAAGCATACCTTTATTGTGATAAATTGCACCGTTAGTTAATTCAAAGTAACGGTCCGCAGATGTATTTTGCCCTACAAAATAACAAGTGCCACTTGTAAAATAAACTTCAGCATTTGCACTAGTTGATGCCATACCTTTTCCAATATACCAAACACCAGTAGAACCTGTTAATATTTTTCCACTATCTTCTACAACGAACCCATAAGTTGTGGCATTACTTCCAGAAGCAACTTTCAAAGTACTTCCTGATAAATCTAATTGACCTTCGTGTTTAACAGTTAAATTATTAGTAACAGTTAAATTATAACCAGCTGAATTGAAAGTTCCTTTTTCTAAAATTAAATCATTATCTACTTGTAAAGTGTTTTGTTGTTGAACACTCCAGTCACCTTGACTACTACTTACAGTTAAGTTCTGACATTGAATAGCGGCATTGACATAACACTTATCTTTTCCTGTTGGGATGATGACTGTGTCTACGTGGGTCCCAATACTATCTCCCGGATATCCCGAGCCAAGGTCCCAATTTGCGGGTGCAGTCCAATCTCCGGGACTACCTGCGGTCCTGCTCCACGTAAATGTTCTAGATGCCATCTAAATAATTCTCCTTAATTCAAGGCGTATAAATATGCTTCGACACCAGCTGATGTTCCAGCAGATGTAGATGCTACAAGAGCTACATACCTGTATTTGTTATTAAAAGGAATGTGTTTTGTATTTGTGGCTGCAATGTTTTGGGTAGAACCAACTTTATCCCATACCTTTGCATAACCTGTAGCACCGTAGTTAACAGCACCAGAAGCGTATGCAGCGAACATCTCTACATCAATAGCTTGGCTTCCTGAATTGTAAACAAACCAAGAACCTCCTCTACCAGTTAATGTTTGTTTTTGAATTAACACTGTCTGGGCTGTAGTTACTGACCCTGTTGCTGTGGTATAAACTAACCCAGTTGAAGAATCATCTGGGGCAGTTACAACACGCATTGCTGTACCGTCTGTTACTTGTGTGTAAGAGTCAAATTGTCTTCCTGAAACGTTATCACTTATGGCCATAATTTCACCTCACTGATAACAACGTGGAATTTATATATAAAGATTGTCCTTAATCTTTGACAACCCAAACACCGGGAGCAACTATTACAAAAGTCTTATTTGCTCCCCTATAAGCAGCTATTGATACAGTAGCGGAAGCACTATTACTACCTCCTTCATAAATAACATCGGAACTACCAGCTTGTTTCTGAACAGTCAGTGCTCCTTCTGGGTCTGCGTCCCATCTTTGCATAACTGTTATCTCTAACCCTGTATACTTAGATTCAGCAAGAGGTAATTCAGTTGGGATAGCTCCTGCACCCGGTGGACTTGTTGCTTCTGCTTTTACATACTGGGTGTTAGGTTGATGTTGTAAAATTGCATTTGAGTCAAAACCAGCGTGTATTGCACGTAAATATACAGACTCTCCTATATCTTTTTGAATTGCACCTCCAGATACGTGCAAACTAGATGAAGGTGCATCTGTACCTATACCTAGTCCTGTGTCATCAATTCTCATTATATCTGCGTTTTGTATAGTAAACCTTATTGGAACTACTGCTGAACCAGTAGATTGAAGTTTTAATGTACTTCCTCTGTGTTCCATTAAGTAATATCCGTTATGACCACTTCTATTATTTTGTAATTTAATAGATGGGTCTACATCTCCACCTAACACGTGAAGTAAATCATCAGGTGCTGTTGTGCCTATACCAAAATTGCCGTTAGTTAACATAGACATTTTAGTACTAGTTCCAGCTGATTTAAACCTTATATCACCATCGGCTTCATACTCTATAGCAGCGGTACTTCCACTTCTTATATGGAAAACGGGGTTGCCTGTATCATTATAAATTGCATATTCTTTATCATAATGGGTTGTTAAATTATTTCCAGAATCAAGACTTAAATCTTTACCAGCAGTTCTAATATACAATTCATTAGGTCCTTCAATTACTGCACCTTTACTGTAATTATTACCTGTTGTTTTAAATCTAAGATATTCACTACTTGCTCTACTTCCACTCATATAAGTAGTTGCACCATCTGTAGTAGAACCTGTTGCGTGTCTAAATGCAATATAACGACTTTTGTTAGTCCATATATCTGTGTATGCATCATCAGTAGTACCTAAAGCTTGTCCAGCATTACCAGCTAGAACTGCTGCATAAGTATCCTCTACACCTATTCTTTTTATATCAGTAAATGCAACACCTGTAGTGTCTTGGAATCTAGATACAATGTTTGTACCACTAACGTGAAATGCTGTGGCAGGACTGGATGTTCCTACACCTAATTTTCGACCAAGTGTTCTAAGATATAGATTTTTACTGTCATCACCGAAATGCATATTGTATGAATATATTATGTGGTCCGTCTGGAAATCTAAAGTAGAATCAGAAGCTTCTAAACGTAATACATATCCGTTATTAGATGTGTTTTTAAATCTACCTACAAAACTACTAACATCATCATATACATCTAATTTGTAACTAGGGTTAGTTGTGCCTATACCTATATGTTTATCTGCACTATCTAAATGCAATACAGATGTACCGTCTTGAGCAGCAAGTACTAAATCATAACCAGAAGCTTTAGGTTGTAACGTTACTGGAGAACTAGCCCCTGCTGCAATTCTAAAGGTTTCAGTTCCTCTATAATTAAAATTAGTTATTCCTGCTTCAGAATTAAGGTTTACATTATCTGCTGCATATAATTGTAAGTGTCCACTAGAACCAGATATAAGATTAGCATTTATGTTTATGTTAGATGCGACAGTTAATGTGTCAGTTCCTTTAACATATGTTAATCCTGCATCACCACCAAACGAAGAGCCACCGTCGTTAAACTGGACTTGAGTATCAGAACCGGCAGCACTACCGCCTCCTCCAGCGGCAGAACCGTTGTTAGTTAGTGCAATGTCGTTACCGTCATCGTCTGTATAATATAAATTAGCAGGGTCATCATTTTTAACCCAGAGTTTTCCAAAAGCAGCTGTATGATTAGGTGCTGATGCTCGTTCTTTGATTTCTATTGCAGGGTCAGAACCGTGTAATCCTACAAGACCATCATCGTGAACTGTAAATAACCAATTCTGGGAACTGTCAACTACTTTAAACAAATAAGTACCTGCAGCACCTCCTAAATCAGCTTGTACATCTCCTTTACTATCTAACCTGATTCTTTCGCCACCGGTATCTGTTTCTAAAGCTAACTGACCGTGATGGGATTTTATTACAGTGTCGCCACCACTATTCATACCGAAAGTAGTGTAGTGACTTCCATCCCAAGCTAAAGTCAAAGGTACTCCGTTATCGGCATCTACAACTGTAACTTTACCAGTAGCAATGTGACTGGTATTACCTACAAGTAAACCTCCCTTACCTGCTGTTCCATAGTTACTATCTGTAGAAAAGACTACACTTGGTATACTACCCGAAATTGTTGGGTCAAGGCTTGCAGATGTTTCTGAAGCAAACCCAAGTCCCATATCTCCAGCACCACTTCTGCGCCAAGCATTACTAACTAACCATCTTCTAGCATTACTAGACCAATTACTATTACCGTGGAAAAGTAAAGAACCAAAGTTACCATAATCTTGTCCACCAGAATTATAACCTGCTGTACCAGCTAATACTAAAGATACAGCTCTACCACCACCCATTGCGTTTTGATGTAAACTAGTTTGCTCAGCTGCTCCTATAACCATATAAGGTGGTTCTGCACGACCACCACCCATTTGTGAATGTTTACCTCCAATACCAGCTAAAACATAAGAACCTGAACCTAAAGATGGTGCATACAATGATGTTACCCTTGTGTGTGTAGAACTAGTATATGCAGTAGAAGTAATACCTGTACCAGAAATAGTTAAACCTTGTCCTTGTCTTAAAGTGTCTGGTGCAATAACTCCTATACCAACTCCTTGAGTAGAGTTCATAGTCATACCAGAAACGCCAGCAGTCAATAAGTGTAAAGTGTCAGCTGCACTTCTAGACATACCTGTATTTTGGTCACCATAAAATCCATAATTAGCTTCTCCACCAGTTGGAGTTAAATCTAATAAAGGTCCACCACTTGTTGCTGAATAAAGTTTACTTGCATCTAAGTGCATACGTGGATTACTTGAAATGTAAAAATCCATTCTATTACTATATCTATACAAACCTAATGTTGAATCTGCACCAAGGAATAACTTACTATAACTACCATCGTTAGCCATACGCACTGTTTCATAACCACCAACAGTGAAACGCATTGTTTCTAAAGCGTGATTATAACCTATGTGCCCAATAGCGTTACTTGACGTGTCACCAAATAATAATCTACCTTCGTGAGTATCATCACTTACATCAATGAGTATACCTTTATCATTAGCAGATGTTAGAACGTGTAATGGTTGTTGAGGTGTAGTTGTGCCTATACCTACTTTACCATCAGGTTGTATTGTAAAGATTGCATTAGCGTCATCTGCCGTTGATTCTAAGGAACTTCCTGTATCACTTAAACTACTTTTATATGCTACCCCCCATTTGAAAGAAGTACCATAAAGAGGACCACTATACCATCCTGCTGTATTAGGATGATTATATGAATAAACACCACCGGGTCTATTAGCTCCATTATATGTTAATAGTTTAATACCAGCTGCGGTATATCCTGCACCTGAACCCATAATTTTCAGATAAGTGTTTTGATTTGCATCTGTTGCTCCAATGTTAACTGCATTACTAAAAGTACTAGTTCCTCCTCCTTGTAACTCTACACCTGTTCCAAGATTTAAATTACTACTTCCAGTAATATTTCCTACAACGTGAAGTTTTTCACTGGGTGCATCAGTGCCTACACCAACTCCACCATTAGATTGTTTTAACACTAATTGATTACTGTTTCCATTTGTAGTCATAACTAGGTTAGAAGTTGCGTTTTGTGTTATATTGAAAATACCAGTGTCATTTCGTAAAGTGGAATTACCATCGTGATATAAGTAAAAATCATCACTATCACCAGCTGCAAGTGTATGACTATCTTGTACTCTTAAATTACCATTTATATCTACAATAGTCCCATTGTAAGTAAAGTTAGCATTACCTTCAATAGTGTTAGCACCTGTCCATATAGCTAGTTGATTATCTACCGGTGTTCCCGATTTAGAAACGTCACCGCCTCCGGCTGCTGCAACAGCAGTAGTTACATAAGCAGTAGAAGCTGCTTTAGTACTGTTATCACTTGAAGTCATTGTTCCAACAACCGGAGTAGTGTTGAAAGTAGCAAGACCTGCTTCTGACATATCAAAAGATAATGCAGTTACTTGACCTGTATCATTATCAACACCTGTAATGTTTAGGTCTTTATCTGTGCCTTTAGCTTGTAACCAGACATTATCATTAGTATCCATATAAACAGTAAACTTGTTACCACCAGCTTTACTAAATTTAACATCTCCACCAGCAGCATCAAGTGTAATGTCATCAGCGACATCTAAAAGAAAATCTCCACTAGACACATCATATTCATTGTCTGATATAGTAGTGTAAGAACTTGAACCAATTTTTGCACTTCCTCGAACATCTAATTTAGCAGTAGGTCCACTTGTACCTATGCCTACGTCACCACCAGCTTCTAAAAATAATACATTATCTGCTACACCCACTTCTGCAAAATTAAGACCATTCTGGGTAGAATCCAAACCTAAGTTCCAATCCGACCTTCCTGAATCTATATCTTCCAATCTAAGTCGAGGTGTATTTCCTTTAATTTGTATTTCTGGGGCAGACCCTGATACTACTAATGAATATCCGGGTGAAGCTGTACCTATACCTACATTAGAACCAGAGGTTACAATAAAACTAGGAACTCCTTCATCTCCATATGCTTTAACCATAAACGGGTGTCTATCAGCATTACCACTAACACCTAATACATATCCACCAGAACCGCTATTTTCGTCATCACCAGAACTATATCCAAATTGCCCATATCTGAAAAAAGAATAAGACCAACGTCTGTTTGATTGTCCCAAATTAGCACTAGAATCAGAAGTAGGAATGAATGAAGTATATACTTGTGTAGAACCTAAGAAAAGACTTCCACCAACACCACCAATCTTACCAAACCCTGTACCGTCATTATTAGTGTCTCCAAAATAAATACCTTTAGAACCATTGTTAAACATATACATTCCATAAGTATTACTTCCTTGCATAACGTGTAAAGGATAACTCGGATTAGTTGAACCTATACCTACATTACCACCATTTTTAAAGGTAACCATCTGAGCTCCTCCACCCTGATAATCGTATACTGCTAAATCTCCATTTGTTTCATAAAGAGCCCATAAATTAGTTCCAGCAGTATTTTGATAATAAAATGCTCCTCCAGTCCTTCTCAAATAATAATCTTGGGTAGTATGAATAGCTCCGGAAACATCTAACGTTTTAACAGGGCTATCTGTACCTATACCTACCCTATTGTTTGCGGTAAGGCGCATAGTTTCTGAACCACTAGTGTAAAACGATGTTATACCGTGGTCGTAAGTAGTTGCATTTTTTTGTGTCTGTCCTACTTTGAATTCAGACAAACCTACATTTGGAGTAGCATTTTTAAGATATTCTAAAGAAACTGCATAATTCCAATTGTGTGAATATCCTAATGTTAATTTAGGATTACCACTATTACCCATCACCCAAAGATTACCTTGACCGTAACCTAATAATTGAACGTTGTTACCGTCTAATAAAATACCATCATCGAACCGAGCTGCATATCCATTACTTCCTGAGATAACGTGTAAAAGTGCACTAGGGTTATTCGTATTTATACCTACGTTACCACCAGCAAGAATACGCATTCTTTCAGTGCCATTGGTTGCAATTTTAAGAGGTACATCTGCTGCATATGACCATATATAAGATTCATTAGTGTTATTATTATATCCAACATCTAATCGTCTACTATCACTTTCATCGAAAACAGCTAAACCATTTGCAGTAGAAGCAGCATTAGTGTTTCTTAACATCAAACCAGCATCGCCTGCAACACTAGTAAGTACATTTAAAGATTCGTTAGTGCTATTAAAAGTGATTACACTAGTACCTGATATAGTAGATGCTACACCAGCAGTTTTATAGAAAGGTAATTGTCCTTGTGAAGAAGATGCAACTATACCGCTACCACCACCACCACCACCACCGGCAGAATTAATAGTGTAAACGCCTGATGATTCACTAACTGTTACATTTGTTCCCGCAGAGATACCCACCACAGGTAGGGTTACAGTTCTTTGTGGTACATTGTTAGTTTGATTTAATTGTAAAATATTATCACTTAACGCCAAACTTGATACGTTTGACCCTGAAACATTTTTTAAAATGCTCTTCTTTCCGTGTGGTAATATTCTTTTCGATAGTGGCATACATAATACCTAGGTTGCCTAGGTTAAAAAAGATTGTGGGGGTTTTTATACAGACCCCCAACTGTAAACCGTGCTCCGAAGAGCTGATTATTTACCTTATGCAGTGTTAATAACAACTACACCAGTTTCAGGTCTAATGACCTTTAGTCCGTATCTCATAGACATATAAGAACCGACAATTCCGAAACCGGGGTTTGCTTCTTCTACAGTCAATGGGCGTCTTTCGACGTAAGCCATTTGTTTGACACTAGAATCAAAGACACCAAACCTTGAGGATGGTATCCAAGCACTTGTGAAAACGTTTAGACCGTAGATTTGTCCAACTAGACCGTTAGCAGCGGTATTCTCTAAGAATCCCATTTGACCACCATCGTTACGTGGGTTTCCAGTACCGAGTGATGCTGCGACTGTGAAGTCAGCCAAATCAAGTAAAGACCTGTAGTGTGCTGGGGAAATGAAGACGGTGTCTGCATTGTATCCCATATTACCAATCAATTCAATTGCGTTGGTAAGGTCAGCAAGTCTTAGCTTTCCTGCAACTCCTGAAACAGCTGACACATAGTGACTTTTTGTCAATTGTGCGTCAGATGTCAAAGCGTAGTTGTACAATCTTCCTGTATCAACAGTACCACCACTAGCGATGAATCCACCGTAAATATTTTCAGAGAAATCGGTAATCGAACCTGTACCATTTTCTCCAGTATTTACGCCAATGTTTGAACCGCTAATACCTGTACCAAATGTAGTGTCTGCTAATCCCATCAAAGCGTAAATGACGTGTTTTTCCAAATGTCTATCTACTGCTCTGCGTGCTTCGTTAAGGGCCAACTCAACTTCGTTGAATCGGGAATCCTCAATCATTCTTCGGGTTACACCTACTGCAATACCCCACTCTTTAACAGATACTCTCTCGGAGCGCATCTTTGTGTGTTGGTATTTAGGTGTAGAACCTTCGTCTATCTGTTCCATATTCATTGATGGAAGACCAAATGTAATATCTATGTCTCCACCAGTGTCAGTTACCATACGTTCTGTAAACAAACTGATTGCAGGGATATCGGTTGTTCGATAATCGACGAGTGCGTCTTTATAATCAATAAGGACTCTCTCTCCTGTACCGCCTGTTGCTGCGTATGAACCTGTGTTATTGGATGTTAGTATACCTTCTTGTGTTGTAACCATAATAATCACTTATTCCTTATAGAATCACCTTCTTTAAAGATAATCCGTCACCGGTTGCTAAAGCTGAAGTTTCTGCGTAGATTCCTACTACTGAACCTTGACCTTTTACAACTGGGGTAGCTGTTTCTAAGTACATTCCTGCACCTTGAACTGCTATTTCTGCTCCGGGGTTAATGTTTCCTGAACAAAATGTTCTTAACAATACTCCCTTCCCTGTTACTACATTTACAACGTTACCGGATGTTGCTGCGGTTAATGATACTCCAATACCTTTGGCTCCACTCACTTTTACTGGTTGGATTTGTCCATTGGTGTGTTGAACTACATAATCACCTGCTGCAATAGTCTCGTTTGCTGTAAATGGTAAGATGCGGCTTGGTGCCCCACCATCGTTTACAATTATTTCTGTTGCCATAATTTAATCACCTATTTCCTATTAAATCGGATTTCTCCGTTTTTATTCATAGAGAACATTCTCTCTACTTCAGGTTCGGCCTCTACGGCCTTTTCTTCAGAATCTTTAGCGATACCTTTACCGAAAGTTTTTTCGGTTTCTGGTGCCTCCATAGACTCTAATGCTTCATAAAACCCTGAAAGTTTGTTATCTTCCCATAGAGCTAATTCTTCAGTTCGAGCGGCTTTGTTATCCTCTTCGACTCTTCCCAATAGCAATTCTTTAGAGATGACGTTACCAACAAGTTCGTCTTTGACGCGCTTTGCTTCAGCAACTTGTCTCTCCTCTTCTGCTTTTTGGAAATCGGCGACGAGTTTGGTAGCCTCTTCGTACTTACCTTCTAACTCTTTATGGGCGGTTGATACTTCTTCCAGTTGCTTTTTGTATGAAGCAAACTCTCTCTCTAAAATCTTTTCAGATTCGCTTTTTACAACTTCCTCGCTCATATTATCGACCTCTTTGTGTTCACCGTCGTGGTCACATTGGCACTTATCTTCTGAAGGTCCATCACAACAATGTTCTTTGGTTGCAAACTCCCTTTCAGTTTTTGTACCGCATTCCGTGTCAATCGTGCATTCCCCACAGACGGGCGTTGCTATTTCATTATCTATAAATGAAACCTCAACAGGCCTGATGTTAGTGGCATAAGAATCGCCCATAACATCGACATCCTTCGAAAACCAGTCTATACTGACGTGAGTGATGTCACCGCCTTTAACTTTCTCTATCACTTCAGCTGTTCTTTCTGTAGGTTCAAATACTTGAGCCTGCATCGTAACAGCAACTTTTCCATTTTCCATCTCCTCAATTTGAGGATTAAATGCCTTTCCGATTAAATCTTCAGGCGTTCTTTGATGAGTGTAATATATAGGCAGTTCATTGAAAGCTTCTAAACTTTCTTTAAGAATACTTGGTTCAATGAAAACTTTTTGTTCTTCGCCTTCAACTTCATAGTCGTGTCGACCTGAAGTAATAGCTTTGATAGGAAACTCCCAAACATCCCTCTTTTCTTTAGAAGATTGTTTAATCTTTTCCACATCTAATTTGAAATCCATAGCAAAACTTCTTTGGGTCTCAGCGCTGTTAATAGTTCCAAATTCTTTTTCTTCACCATTCTCTTCTGCCCACATTAGGCACATTCCCTTTGCCATAGCTTCGGGATTGTCTATTCCTCTCTTTTTAAGTCGAGGACCTAACTCTAATACACATCGTTCAAACGTCGTCATACAACTACCTCCACAACCTCTTCTTTCTTAACTTTCTGGTTGCTTTGCTTTCTCTTGTTACCTGATTTATTTTTAGAAAGTCTTTGTTCTGTTCTGCGACCTTCTTCTTTTTTATCTTTATCCCTACCTCCACTGAGAGGTATATTTGGGTCAGTAGGTTGCATTTCTACAACTCCTTCCTTATCTAAACCTCTTTCAGCTCTTACTTCTCCAGAAGCTAATACACCTTCTGATAGATATATCATATCTGTTTTAGCTTTTGTAAATGCGTCTTCTAAGTTGAGTGCACGGAAAACAAAACGGGCATCGCCAAGTTGTGGCATTAGTTGTGAATTAATTGATGATTCTACAGCTTTTTGTAAATATTTAACATAAGGTTCAAAAATAGGTCTTGCCTCAGCAGGGTTAGACCACATTGTTCTTGGTACCTTTAAAGCCATATGTATTTTATCTAATAAATCATCTGTGTATTTACCATATTCAAAAGCACGGTCAGTACCTTCGAGTTCTTTAATTTGAATATCGTTACCGTGAATTATATCTTCACCGGGTTCTAAAGTATTAAAAGTTTCAACAATTTCATTAATCTTATCAGGGCCATAGGGCATATCAGGGAGCCCGCAGGAAATGTCGAAACGAGAGACCGCATATTTGTTAAGAGCGGCACCGATGTCACGCTCTGCATAATCTTTTAGGTCTACTAAGTATAAAATAGTATGGATGTCTGAAAGTCCATACGCATAATCATCAAAAGGATTGTTTTGTAATTCTACTATCTCATCTGGGTCAAAACGAACGTCTTCTTGGTCAGCGCCTACAGATTGGTAGTACCACATTACTTGACCGTGTTCGTTTCTTTTAACATACATATTTTGAGAAGAACGTAGAACTAGGTTGTCTCCAGTCCATTCCAAATAGCCTGAACCAAAGATTCGAGCATTGCGTAGCCAACCATAGATTGTCATATCAATATTGATATCAACAAACATCTTCTCTATTTTTTCTCTAAGTTCCTTATCTTCAGTAACAATATCATAACCATCCTTTACTGCATAAAGACAAGGTAAATCAATTAAAGAACGTACAATTGGGTCTGATAAATAAACATTCATATAAGTTCTGTTGTCACCTATATGCTGTTCGTAATTTCTTTGTCCCTGACTGTGGGAAAGTTTTAATCTTCTTATAACACCGTCTCCGAAGCTACGCGGGTCATCCTTTTTTGTAGTAGGATTACTGCCCGTAACAGCAAAAATGCGGCGTATTCTATCACCAAGACCCATTGGTATCAAATAATAAATAGACGGGTCTAATATTTAAAGTTATGCTCATAAACCGCGTATATATCGCTTTCCAGAGCTAGAATTGCGTCTTCCAGAGGTTGTTAATGTACTCCTACTGTGTCTTCCGCGTCTTGTTTTAGACTTCTTTTTAACGGTCACTGTACTAAGGCTTGCACTAGCAGGTAACATTGAAAGTGCAGAGTGTACACCAATCACACTACTGTCACAATAATCGTCGTGTTTTCCGTTTGGAGCAGCTATCTTTTCTGTTTTTTGAGTAGAATCCATAACATATTCAATATCACAGTGTTCTCTATACCATTTCCACATTAATTTTTTGGCTTCACCTTCTTGGTAATCGGGTCTAGGAACCCTAATAGCAGTTTTTTGCACAAATGATACATAATCACGATAAGCATAAGTTTTTGACCCCCTTGGTCCCCCAGTAAATACGAAAGGTATGAAATGTATACTTCTTGGAATACATTCTAACCTTATATCCTGTTCGACCGCACCCCCAATACCTGTCGCGTCGATAATAACACGAGCAGCAGAAAAGGTATCAGCCACAGACATAATTCGTTCTCTTTGATAAGGAATATCGTGTCCTCCAGACTTTGGTCCGATTTCTTCCAAATAGATAAGTCGTGCGATATTGCCATCATCCAACTTTTCAGTACTCCATACACTAATAACAGTAGAATTGACAGATTTGCCAATGTCAACAGCCACAGTATTGTTTTTTCCTGTTTGGACAATGGAATCGACCGTTTGTTGTGTAATGAGTTCATAGTCGTCAAAACATCTCCTTATATTTTCTGGTATAAATACATTTGATATACTTTCCACGAATTCACATTCATATTCAGTTTTCCAGTGTATAGAGTCTTCACCCCATTCAGTCATTTTATTCAACATCTCCTCCTCTTCATAAGGAGCAGTATAAGCTTCACCCTTAACAATTGCATTTCGCCAAGTATAATGTAATCGACTGAACGTATCTTCGTACCCTTCGTCATACAAATATCGGTACATATGATTATCTTTACTCTTGGGTGTACCAAGGTTGATAAACGGCGCCTTATTCGCTACAATGGCAGGTTCAACGTTGTCGATAAACAACTCGTCTGCTATTAAAGGTGACTCATCCACTATTAAAAGTGTTGGGTGCTGTCCCCGAATAGATTGTCCTTGGTTAGAAGGCGCTACGGGTGCCCTACGCAGGATTGTACCAGCTTTCATCTTGATATGAGGCTTGTTATGTAGCTTATAATTACCGACTAGACTATCTAAAAATGCATTATCCCTAAAATGACGCAGTACATAATCAAAAATCAGGGCGCACTGGTCTTCTGTAGGTGCTAAAACAAACACAAGGTCCCTAAATCGGTTAAAAAACATAAAAATAACAGCTGCAACAGACAATGCCCAAGATTTTCCACTACCTCTAGGTGCTAAAATCGCTAATTTTCGGTGTTTATCCGGATTTCCTTCAGGATATGTCAAAGATTTGACTACAATGTCCATTTGTAGTGGTCTTAATCGTAAAGGTCTCTGTTGTTTGTCTAATAAATAGGTTTGACAGAAGGCTCTTACTAGTTTTTCCATCTTTTTTTCATCTTTACGGACTTCTCCAAAAAAAGTAGATAGGTTTTGCGAGTCAAATTTGTTAGGTCCACTTAAAGCGGCCTTAATCTCTTTCGTCTGGTTCGCTACTGGTATCATCTTCTTCCAACTCCCCTAAGAAGTTCATAAAGTTTTCGGTCTTTTCTTCTACTAAAGTAGGTATTTCAATATTAAGAGCACGAAACTCAGTATGAATATCGCGAACAATCTGGTTTCTTTGCTGCAATAGCTTTGTTCTAGCGTTAACATCCCGAATACATACAGAAATTTCTTCCCAAAGCAAGTCTTCAATAACAAGATTTCGTGCCAAAAGTCGTACAAGTTCTTTATGACGTTCATATTCTCCTTCTCCAACACGTTCTCTTAAACGTGACACATAATTCTCAACTTCGTCTTCCATTCACCACTTCACTCTGTTAGCCCAATATGCGGCTGATAGTTTTCCTTTCTTTATATTCTTAGCGTGACGTGCCTTAAATGACTTTCTTCGAGCTTTAGATTTTTTGTCAGTTTTTTTACCTGCTCCAGATACACCTTGTTGACCAAATCGTATTGTTTTAACTGTATCACCTTCTTTTGCCACAACTACGTGTGACTTAGTAGGGTGACTTGGTGTTCTTTTAGGTTTATTGTATCCAGACACTCCTGCTCTAGCTAATCTTGAATCTTTTTTCTTTGCCATTACTTTTTCCTCTTTTTAGTCTTCTTTTTTTTAGGTCTTCCAACCTTTTTACCGTATGTCCCTTTACCGTAGGGCAATTTAGTTCCCACCACTAGATAAAGTTGCAGGTGCTTTTACAAATTTAGATTTGTCTTCGGTAGCATTTACGTTAATGGTTGGTGCACGACCGTTCAAAAATAACATATTTGGGTCGTCTCTCTTACTAACACTTTCGTCGTATTCTCTTTTGGTTTCTGCCATAATTATTTCTTCCCTTTTTTAGTAGGTTTGCAATTATTACACTCTTCGCAACAAGCTAATAAGTATTCTACTTGTTCGTGTAATCCTGCTAGTTGTTCTGCCAAGTCAGCTATTTCGAAATCATTCATTTTTTAGCCTTCTTTTTTGATGCAGCTTTCTTTTTAGCTGGTGCCTTTGCCTTTGGCTTTTCTTCTACTTTCTCCTCAACAACAGGTTCAGCTGCTGCTGGAACTTCTTCTACTATGTTACCGTGCCTATCTCTCTTAGGAGCTGGCATTTCTCTTGCGTGTAATTGTGTCATAATTGACCTCCTTACAAAAAGTACGTTACGTCAACATATAAATGTTTCGGTCACTTTTTGCTTTCCATCTTATGTTCTTGCTCTTGTGCTTTAGATTCTATTTGTTGAGCTTGTTTCAATACCGAATCGTTATAGTCGATAACCGATTGAGCTTTAACTTTATAGAATGCTGTTTTCTCTGCTTGTTCTTGTTTCCAAACGTCTAGAGCATCTTTGATGATAAGAAGGGCTGGCCCCCCTAGAATTGCTATCAAAGTTGTATATCCTTCAATTTGTTCAAGAACAGAATCATCTTGCAATCCGCTGTGTATAACGAATCCTGCAAATCCGACCCAGAGTAAAACTAAAGGTACAGCAATCATAAACATAAAGATGTCGTTGAACGTTACTCCTTCCTTTGCTTGATTACTCATATGTTCAGTCCTCCTTTCTTTCTTTACTGGTTTCTTTTTTGGCATCTTCGGTAGTGTAGGTACTTGTTTCGATAGACGTTTTGCAATAGCAAGAAACATCATTATAACAATAATCATACCCAGAAAAGCAGAAACAACTGCCATTATCTCTAAAAATGTCAATGCCCATTCTATCACTCCTCCTCACCTACAAAATCTTCAAATGTACTTTTCTTTATCATTGCTTTTACATCATCTAATTCTGCGATTATCTTTCCTAACATATTAGTAAGAACTAACATCTCGTTTGCTTTCATTCTTCCTCCAATTTAAACGCTTCATCTTCATCACTGTAGTAAGGGTAATTTGTAATACTTGTAACATATTCATATTCCCCTGTGTTATTCCAATCAGCTAAAAAACTTGCATAAAAATAATAAACTCCGTCCGTATGATTATCGAACGTTTCCTCATATGGTTCTGCTCCTGAATTTAACCAATGAGTATCTTCAACCCACCCTGACACATTAAAGAAATGTTCCGAATATACGAAGGTATCGTACATTAAGGTCGTTTCGTTTCCCTCTCCGTCAATGAAAAAGTGACCCACGTCATAATACACCAACACAGGTAGAGGCTCGTCAGAGTCATCACAATTAGTGTCCATATCGACATAAATATCTAAAGTGTTATACTCCCTCGAAAAGTTACCATACTCTAATCCATTCCATAAAACTAACTGGGTATGGTTGCAATGGTTTTCTTCGTGTTCGTATTCACAAGAACCATCGTCTTCAGTTGCCCTATCGTTATAGTTGTTGGCATCGATATCCATACATCCATAGACTGTTTCATTAGTTTGGGTTTCGTTTCCAGTACCATTTTGATTTAGGTATTGACAACGTCCGTTATCGTGAGTAGCTTGTGCGTCGTAATTCGTGGCGCTCGCATCAGTACATCCGTATTTAACTGGTGGGGGAAATACGCAACTCCCATTATCAAAATCAGCGTCTTTCTTGTAATTGATAGCAGTTGGGTCCATACATCCCCCTTTCAAAGCCGGTTCGTCTTCGCCACCACCCCATATCTCACTAAACTGGTCAATGTCCACAGTTCCGCTTCCAAACATAGCAAGTAACAATACAGTTAGTATTGACCCTACTTTTTGACCTAGTTTTGTCTCGCCAATCTTATCTGCAGCCTTTCCTACTGTTTCGAAAAGTCCTTCATCTTCTTCATCAGGACGAGGTCCGCCTAATCCTAAGGCTTCCCTTTCTTCAGCAGAAATTACACTTATGGCACCATAATCGTCACGAGACATACCATTAACTTGGTTGGAATGACTTATAAAGTTTTTGTCAGGAGCTCTATAGTATAGTACTATATAGTACCAAAATACCTTAACATATGCTTTCTTTGCTTAACGTATGCAGTAATACGAAACCTTTATATAGATTCTAGATATGTTAAAAAAATATGAAAGAAACTCAAAGTGACTCTTCGGAGTTCACGTTTACTGTCAGTGTTGACACTGAAACCGAAACTGAAGATATAGATTGGACTCCAAGCGAACAACGTTTGTCTCCGTCTAAGATAAATACTTTTTTGCACTGCCCGAGGCAGTTCTACTACAAATACATTGAAAAGTTACCAGACCAACTTACCTTGCACCTTTTTCGAGGTACTATAGTTCACGAAATACTTGAAGATTTATTTGAAAAAGAATTTAAGTATCCTAGTCGATGGCGAAACGGCGAACCGCAAGAGTGGGCAATTTTAGAGTTCCGTAAAAAATGGGCAGAACGTAAAGCTAAAATGCCGTGGTTATGGAAGAACCCCGCCATTGATGGTGACGTTATGGAAAGGGAAACCATTGACCTTCTTGTAAATTACTGCCACCGTGTAGAAAAGAAACTGTATGAATTAATGGATTGGAAGGTTGCGCGTTCCAAAGATATGGCGTTTAAACAACTTAAACCAACATTCGCCGAGATGCGAGTGCATAACAAAGAATACAAAATAATGGGTATTATCGATGTTATCCAAAAAGATTTCGAGGGTAATATCTCTATAGTTGATTATAAAACCAGTAAGCGATACGGAAGCTGGTTGCCCGATGATTACTATCGTCAATTAATAATATATGCCCTATTGTACAAAGAAGAAACTGGGGTCACCCCAAAATTCGCGGGTATCGATTGGTTGCGGTATGACGACTGTTATTTTGTCGCAGTTAACGACGGTATTATCGAAGAAGCGCGGGAACTAGTCAAAGGCATACACAACGAATTAAAGAAAAGGGGGGACGACATTGAGCAGTATCCATTAGTGCCCCAGAACCTTTGTAAGTGGTGTGCCTTCTATAAGAAGCCCTGCGAACCAAAAGGTATATATAGTAAGAAAAAGTGATATTATAATGGGTGACCACAATGGCACCCACCTCGAGGAAAAAATATGGCAAACGAAACAAATAACGAGACTGCTGCAAATAATACAGCTGGTGATACCAATATGACCGCTGATATTCTAGCAACAGTAGAAGAAAGTGGTTTGTTAGAAGAACCAATGGTTCTCGCATTGCTAGGTTGCGTCGCCGCTTTAGTAGCTTTTGTGTGTTACACAAATCCTGCTGTAAAAGCTGCGGTAATGCCACTTTTGAACAAGTACTTGAAAAAGTACGATGCTCAAATTGACGCACTGCTAGAAGAAAATCTAACAAAAGCTCAGGCAAAAGTCTACGAAAAACTTGATGAAACACTCAAGGCTCAAGTAAAAGATGATTTACTACGTAATGTAGTTCTCACAGCTTGGGACGAAAAAGACGACGAGCTTAAAGCTTTGGTAAAGGGAAAAGTTAAAACTGCCCTTGATAATACCAAGTAAATCTGACGGGGACAGGATTCAAAATTTGTCCCCAATTTTTTTTAAACATCCCTGCCTAATCAAAATTCTCTAGTGTTTGTTTGAAGGGGTGGACTACTGAACATAAAGACAAGGAAGAGATGTATAGACCCTACCCTTATACATATACATTATAATAATGAATGTATAATTATTATACAGGAGATATAATATGAAAACAAGAAAAGAAATCGATATTATAGAAGTAAGACAGTCAGTCCGTAAACACAGACAGGCTACACACGACACACAGATGAATAGATTCATCAGGTGTCAAGAACGAAGACAAGTTGGAAGAAACAAACCAACTACACTCGACGAGTTCATCAAAGCTTATCCAGTAAAGCTTGAGTCTGGGAAGACAATACAAAAGAACAAACCTGTATGCTCTAAATGCAAAGGACAGGGAGTATTGACTATGTATCTACACAGAGATGACGGTAGGTGCTATCAGTGTCAAGGCACTGGTAGCTCTGCTACTGTTAATTGCACTGGGTCCCCACAATGCAAACATTGTGAGGCTATACGCAGGGAAGCTTACAAGACAGGTGGGAACTACTACTGATGCCTCAATATCGTGACCTACACCAGTGTAAGACAAGAAAGAAACCTGTATCCAAGAAGATGCAAGAGTTAATAGATAAAGAAAAGGCGTCTTATAATAAGGCATCTTAAGTATGAAGACAGACTACACACTTGAGTGGCTAGACTTTTGGAACTACGAATTAACTAAGAAAATCGAAGAACTAAAAGAGAAACTCGAAAAGAGAAAGAAGGAATTAGGGTCTGAGAATGCCAATGAGTTTAACGAATAATACTATGAGTATATCTATTATACATCATAGATTAATGATGATGTTTATAAATACACGATTCAGTTGTGAGTTGGTCACACTACTGTCTATGCACAAGACCAATTTGTATAAAAATGAGTAAGAAAACAACAAATACAGAAAAGCAAACCGCGTGGAATCACGTGGTGGTAGAAGAGTCAGGAGGCAGAGGAACCTATTTCGATATGCCTGATGACAAGACTAAGTATGGAACAGGTCACGCAGAAGTAATTCTCCGTGCACTTGGATTCAACGACTTAGATAACAAGAAACATTGGTTAAAAGATAACCGTCCACACGGGAGTCGAAGAGACATAGGAATTGCAGTATCCAATATTGCAAGGATGAAAATCACAATGTCATCTGAACACACTGAGGGACAATACCCAAGAAATGTAGTAGCACTGAACAAACAATGGTTTGATACTGTGTTTGCGCCTGAAGTCCACAAATTACAGGCACTTCGTGGTAATCCTAAAGTAAGACAAAGACGCAATACAATTGAAATGTTAACTAACCAAATTAGCCATCTAGAAGGTAATGAGGAAGAGTTACATAAAGCTGTAATGAAAGAATCAGGTGGTTTGATTGATGGTGCTCCAAAAGAGCTCAAAGAATCAATGTTAGAATATCTGACAGGTCAGTATATAGAGACACGTAAAGCTAAGTTAGAGGAACTTAAGAAGAAGAAATAAGTCCAATAACTAATAGTCGTTAGATAAAGAAGCACTGGTGGAGGGATTGGTATGATGCCCTCCGCTACTCTTCATTTTTAGGAGTAAAATTATGACAACAATAAAAGAACAATTAATTAAGAAAAAAGACAAGGCAAGAACTAAAGTCGTTGATATACTACAACAAATACAGAGACTCAACAGACTAAACAAGAGAGAGTTTGCAAGAACATTCTACGGACTCAGTGATAGTAATTGGAATGAACTCTACATAAGAGACAAATTCAATAAATACTGTGAGGAAGGTTTCCTTTCCGCATATAACAGACTTGACGTGAAGAATTGCAACAGAGTAATAGATATCATAACTGAGGAGGTTTGGTAATGACTGACTGTGAACACGTAGGTAAATACTCGAAGAAAGTATGTTCTGGTGATTGTGGTGAAAGTCTATACGAAGATGCAATGATGGCTTTAATTAACGCATTAGACAAGAAACCGACTAATACAAGGTCTGACTGTTTCCATCCTATAATGGATTTAGTATACAAAGGAATTACTTGTAAAATCAATTACAATGAAGAAACCCAAACGGTGATATTTGACCCTCTAGTAGGAAAAGAAGACTTCTGGTGTGAAGATATGCACTGAAACTTACTCAGTTCTCACCTGATTGCGTAAGGTCCTGAGCACGACCAAAAACTGCTCAACTTTTTTGTCTTTGCAAACGAAGACACGAAGACAGGCCCCGCTTCGCTGGAGCGATATTTCGCTGTGTGCAAGTGAGAAACTGCTGGAGCACTTAACCTGTTCGCCGTAATGAGAACCTGCTCGGGCAGATGAGAACCTTGCTGGAGCATTTAATCGCTTGAGGTATTTCGCTCCTATATAAAGTCTTGTATTGCTGATGCAGTTAACAAAGCAAGTGCATCCTTCTTTCTTTTCTTGCTGGTGACAGTTAGCGCTGATGAGAAAATCGAGCATAAACTGTCGGTTTTAGTTTGCTGAACTGGTTTGGTGTGTGTGTGAGCGTTAAAAGAAAGTCCCAAAGCATACGTCTAAGGACAAATTAAAGCATACGTGTGCCAATAACATATGCTTAGCAGTATATAATAGAGCACTCTCTCTCTTTTTGCTTAATAGAGCCCAGAGCTAATATATCTTGCTTAGTAATACTAGAGCATAATATATCTTAACATATGCTTCCATACATATGCTAAGCATACATAAATTAAGCATACACAATTAAGCCCTATGCTTATATTAGTTATAGCTCTATATAAGTCCTTGCATATGCTGTATTACCGCGATTTTTCTACGCTTGTGTGAGTCTTTATATATAACCCCGACCATAGAGCATAGTCTATTGAGCAACAGCAACAACAGCAAGACTCAGTAGATAGGAGCAAAGCAAACAATGTTAAATAAAACACAGCAAAAACAACTTGAAGCAAAGGTTGGTTCGCTTGATTTAGTTCCTGCACACTTGAAGCAGGCACTAATCGAAGCATTCCTCAAAGCGCTTCAAATAGAAAAAGAAAAGCAACGCATAGAGCAGAAATATTCTACCTATGCTGGAACACCTGATACGCCGGATAGAAAGTTAGAGCGTTATCGAATGCACAAAGCAATGCATTACGGTTTATTACCCGGCGTTGTGTGTTCGTGCTTCCGTGATGACACAGCAGCTACGCCGTGTGCATATGTGCCGGATAAAACTGTTGGTCCGCTGGAAAGCTACTATAAAAAACACAGCATTTGGTGGAAGGTATGAAGCAAGATAAAAAAGAAGCAGTTATGCCTCCAGCAAAAGTTCTTGCTGAGTTAAATAACTATATGATACGCTTGAAAGGAACACGACCAATGCTTAACTTGCATCCAGCAGATAAGAAGATAAGCAAGACACTCCGAGAAAGTGCAGCGTTTTGGTTTTCTAAGAGTCCAGCGATGATTACACATATTGACATTGATAACTTTTTACGGCAATTCTTTGAGGCACTTGCTGACAAGGATGTTAATCACGAAGCAATTATGACTGACGTGAAGAAGCACGCAGGTATGGGTTACAAGAGCGGTGGTGTGCACGGCAAAAATGAATACAGCAAAGACAAGAGTCGTGTAGATGGCCGTATGATTCAGAGAGGTAGACGCTGATTATGATACCAAGCAACGAAGAAACATTCAGCATAGACTTATTCCCCGGCAACATATATGCAATGGTTGACGGCAAGTTATGGACTGCGCCGTTGTATCAAGACGGCACTGTTGATGACGAGCAATGGGGCGAAGTAATGGAGTTATTATAAAGCAATGACTGAAGGACAAATTGAATGGTTAAAGCAATACCACATCGCTTATATATTAAGCGGTTATTATAAGTGGAGCAATAATTAAGTAATGAACGCCGATAGGAATGAAGTGGTCGACAAAGCGGGTTTTGTTTTCCCCGTGCTCCTACGTCCGCTTTATTCCCGGCAATGTTCGATGAGAATACGCTGGTGTGAGTCTTTATATATGACCAAAACTATAAAGCAACACTGCGAGAGCAAAGAGGAAATGTAATGACAATAGAAACAGCAGAGTGTGATGTATGTGGCGCTGAAGAGCAGTCAACCGACATCGAATCTACAGCAGCTTATGAGTGTGTTTGCTCAAGTTGTCGTGATGAGATGTGGTCTTGTGATGACTGCTCAGATGAGTTCACAGCATCAGATGAACAATACGATACGCCGAATGGCACTATATGTCACGACTGCCGTCACGGTGACGATTATTGTGACTGTGACAATTGCGGCGAGATTATCGCACTACAAAATGGTGACTATTACAACGACCAAGAATACAGCGGTGAGATTGTTTGTTACAATTGCGGCGATACATCTTGCACTGATTGCCGTGAGTGTGGCACTGACATAGAGTTCTACGAAGTGGGCAGCGACCACTATTATGACCGACGCTGTGAAGAATGTTACAACAGAAATGACCGAAGTATTGGCTCTGCCACTAACTCAATGTCACGCAGCGTGACTAATATACTTACAGCAAATTCATACTCACCATTATCGGGTCACGATTATATGTTGCTTTCTCGATATTACAATCACGCTTTAGACGATTACGAGCATAACAGGTATGTTATAAACAAAAATGCACTCGGTCCTCGCTTCAATACTGATGAGGGCGAAGCTTGGTGGAATGGTCAAATCAAGCTGACTAGTCCTGTCTACAAACGCACAGCAGCAATGTTGTCAGATATGATGAAATTAGATTTATTCTTAGACCAGCATAAAAAGTATGGTCTATATCACCCATTACGGCACATCTTTAGAACTTGTCTAAAATATTATCACCGAAGCAATGGTGAATATGTAGATGGTTGTGAAGTTAGTATGGAAACGCTTGGTCAACACTACTTTGACTATCCTTTAGAGCAAACTAATAGAGAAAAAATTATTAGAATGCTGAAAGATAACAAGACTGATGACGGAGCAGACCTTAAGAGAGCACTCAATCAAGTCTTTTCGAGAGCATATCGACTTAAATTCCCACAATATACATCACGGACAAATGGCCGCACTGAGTGGGCAGATTATTTCCAACAATATCAAACTAATGTAGTAAGCAAGTTAGTCGATGTCCAAATCGGCTTCGATGTATCAACATTATGGGAAAATTTCCAAGCAGGTGAAGCACTGCGTAGTTGTCAGACGCCGGGTAACAGCACTGCATATGGTTTCGGTGCTGCCGATATGATGACTAACCCACATCTGCTTGCTATACTGCGTGACGAACACGGCACTCTTATTGGCCGTTCAGTTATTAGACTATTCAAAGAGCAGTGGGATGACGAGCATCCTATGATGATTGCTCCATCCAGAATATACTTATCACAGCACTCAAATGTAAAGAATGAAGTGTATGTTGGACTATTCCAAGCACTAAATGAGTGGGCAACCTCAACATTTACTGAAGGCTTCCACTTAATTGCTTACCGTCATTCAAGACACGACAGCAGTATATTTAGTTTTATTAGATACTCAGAAAAATTCAGCAGAGATACTACTATATCACGACCAAGACTTTACACGCTGGATTGGGTTCCATTTTGGGAAACCAAACCTGACAACAGTGAAGCGACATTTACTTATTATCAAGACGAGGACCAACGACTCAAGCTCAGCAGTGTGCGTAGAGACGCAGAGGCTCCTCCATTCGTTCAATACTCAGCACGTGAGTATATAAGCGGAGAAGAATATTATATAATCGAGGTAGAAAACAATGACTAAGAAAGAAAGCAATGAAACAGTTGCAGAAAAGCAACAGGCTAGTAAGTCAGTTGTTACCAAGATTCCTG